CCTGACCTCGGCCGATGCCGTCATCAACGAGGCCGTCAAGAACACCTATGCGTTCTCGCGGCTCCTCAAGGACAAGACCTCGGAGGCCACCATTCAGGGCGGCAACGAGATCCGCGATGTCATCATGTTCGATGACTCGTCCACCTACGACCACTACCTGCCGAACGACACGTTCAACTGGCGCAACGCGCAGGTGCTGGACACGATCAAGTGCCCGTGGCGCTTCTCGATCGACCACATGTCGTGGACCGACCACGAGGTCGAACTGAACTCCGGCGAGGGTGCCGGGCGCGACTACGTCAAGGCGCAGTACAAGCGCCTGAAGCGGCAGAAGGAGCAGCGGATGTGGACCTCGCTGCTCAACGGCTTCGAGGACGACCTGTGGCGGACGCCGTTCGGGAACTTCGCGGAGATGGAGGGCTCGGGCGGCAAGTTGCCGTTCTCGCTGCCCGCGTTCATCACCGAGGTGCCGGACTTCAACAACGCCTTCGGCATCCGTGGCTCGACGCCGATGGGCTGGACCAGCGTGATGAACCTGTCCAACAACCACACGTCGTCCACGACGACGGGCGAGGACCGCTGGACGAACCAGATCTCCTACTACAACACGGCCGCGACGCCCAACAAGGCCCGCGAGACCGTGTCGGGGATCGACAACGTCCGTGACGAAACCGCGACGACCTACTCGGCCGAGAGCGGTGGCCTCATCACGGCGTTCGACGACATGTTCCTGAAGGTCCAGTTCACGCCCCCCAGCACCAAGCAGGAGTACTTCGAGAAGCCCAGCCTCCAGCGGCAGATGATCCTCTGCTCGCGTCTGGGCATCAACCAGTACAAGCAGGCGCTGCGGGCGTCGAACGACACGCTGGTTTCCTATCAGGATCCGGCGTACAACAACCCGTCGTACTCGGGCATCGAACTGATGTACTGCTCGAACCTCGACACGGCGGCGATCTTCCCCGGAACGGCCGTACGCACATCATCCACGGGCGCGCTGGATGCTGCGGCAAGCGCCACCGCTGGTGCCACCGAGACGGCGGCGACCGACCCGGGTGCGCGGTACTACTGGGTCAACGGCAACTACCTGACCCCGATCTACCACAGCCGCCGCTACTTCTCGAAGCACGACGTGATGAAGCACCCCAACCAGCCCTTCACCTACGTTCAGGTGGTGGACTGCTGGTGGAACCTGTTCTGCAACAGCCGCCAGCGCATGGGCATCGTCGCCCCGCTCAAGCGCGACCTCGCGTGATGAACCCCGTGGGGGCGGCCCCGGCCGCCCCCACGATCTCCCAATAGAAAGGCACACACAATGATCCTTGCTCCCACCAACGGCCCGGTCGGCGTCCAGCCGCACGGCCACACGGCCCGCGTGATCAACAAGGCCGCTGCCGCGCTCGCCATCGGCGACGTGGTCGTGACCTCGTTTGCCCACACCAGCGCCGTCTACCCGGCGACCACGGTCGCCCAGCAGTCCCTCACCCCGTTCGCCTGCGTCGTCCTCGCCGACGGCAACACCTCCACGCCGGGCTACATCGGCGTGGTGACCGAACTCGGATCGGAGGCTGGCGGGATCGGCACCGAAGTGACGGTCCAGTTCGGAGGAGTCGTCGCAGCGAAGGTGACCGCGACCACGGCCAACGTGGTCATGGGCACCGTCCTGTCGATCTCCGACGGCGCTGGCGCGTTCGGCAACCCGGCTGCGGCCACCAGCACCTACCCGGCGGCGATCTCGCTCGGGTCGGTGACGGCCGGAAACACCACCACGGTCAACGTGTTGGTCGGTTCGGGCCTGTGGTTCTACGCGGATGTCTGATTCGTGACTTGAACTCACCCGCTCGGGGGGGAAACCCCCCGGGCGGAATTCGATGCCGACCTTCTCGGAAGCCAAGAACCACGCGATCCTGTCCGTCGGCGGCTATCCGTCGCTCGCGCCGGGGCAGACGCGCAACGCACGCCTCGCCGAGATCGTCAATCAGGCGGGGCAGCACCTGTTCAGCAGGCCGTGGCGGTTCAGGGAGCGGACCAGCAAGTTCGTTTCCCTCGTCAACGGCCAGTCGTGGGTGGCGCTGCCGTCGGACTGCGAGGAGATCCTGTCGATCATCAGCCGGGAATCGCTCGGCTACCTGATCGAGATGGTCACCCCGGACCACATGCAGCAGTTGCGTGAACTCGGGCTGACCATGACCGGGCCGGGCGTGACCCATGCCACGTTCGCCCGCACGCCCCCGGCCGACGGGGCGGCCCTCCCGGCCGTTCGCCTCGACATCTACCCCAGCCCGACTGCGGACGTGACGGACTCGATCGCGATCCGCTACCGCGCCGGGTGGGTCCAGATCGCGCAGGACGCGGCGGATTCGTGGGAGATCCCGATCCCCAAGTACTGCGACGCCCTGTTCATCGCGTATGTCCGCGCCTTCGCGCAGGCGTACGAGGACGAAGGGCTCACCCAGCGCCTCGCCGAGATCGAGGCCGGGCCGATCCTCGCCACGGCAAGCACCAAGGACGGCCTGCTCCAGCGCGACCTCGGAAGGCTGCGCCCGAGCCGTGCCCCGCACATGACCAACTGGACCCGCCCGGACTACGGCTACGTCCAGAACCCGAACTAGGAGACCAGACATGAGCGTCATCGGATACCAGCAGACCCTCTCCGCGCTCGACTCGGTCATGGACCGATTCCGCATCGCGCACACGGCCAACATCACCCTGCCCGCGACGGCGTCGGCGACGGTGATCAACGCCACGGCCACGATGCCGGAGACCTCGACCAGCGGCAACGGCGCGGGGATCGTCTTCAGCGGTCGGTTCAACTACGCCAAGATCCAGCCGCTCGTGAACGTTGCCTCTCAGGCGTTCGTGATGCACGTCGTCGGGTTCAGCCGCGCCGACGACTCGACCTACCGCCCGATGCTCCTCTGCACGGTGAACGTGACCGCGTCCGGCTCCGGCACCGGGCAGACGATCAACGCCGCGACCCTGTTCCCCGGGCTGACCTACAGCAAGGTGAACGGCGACTGCAAGATCTTCAACGGCAACGCGGCCATCTGCAACGGCGGCGGCATCCTTGTTGACATCCTCGGCTACGAGCGCGTGGAAATCGTGATGACGGTCGCCAGCGGCACCGTGACCGGGAACGCCCTGATCTCGCTGATCTGACATGATCCGCATTCGTCTCGCCAACCTTGAGACGATGGAGTTCCGGGTCCAGCGGTCCCGCATCCGCTCGTTCGCCGAGCAGGTGTTCGCAGACGAGTTCGTCAGCGGCGGCGATGCATCCGGCTGGGGCGCGGAACTTGAGGTCATCTTCGACGGAAGCAACGCGAGCGAGGCCGCCTACGAGGTTCTGCTCGACGGCGACGACGCGCTCATCACCTACTGAGGCAGGAAGACATGTACACCACCAAGGCACAGATCTGCATCCGCCGCGACACCGCCGCGAACTTCACCAGCGCGAACCCCACGCTTGCCCTCGGCGAGATCGCCTACGAGACCGACACGCGCAACCTGAAGGTCGGTGACGGTGCGACCGCGTGGACCTCGCTGCCGTACATCAACCCATACCGCGCAGGCACCGCATCGGCCCCCACCACCAACACGGTGATGGGCAGCGCGGCAGGCGATGCGATGCAGTCTGGGGCAACGGACAACACGTTGATTGGCCTGAATGCGGGAACAAACGTCACTACTGGTGGCTACAACACCGCGATTGGTCGAAGCGCGTTGGCTCAAATTCAAAACGCTTTCTTCAATGTTGCTGTTGGGGCAAGCGCTTTGTCGGCTACAAGCAGCGGCAACAATACTGCCGTTGGCACAAACGCAGGCCAGAATTTGTTGACTGGAACCGAAAACGTAATGGTCGGCCTGAATGCACAGCAGGCGCTAGGAAGTTATAGCCATGTCACGGCTGTTGGAACCAATGCAGCCCTGCTGAACACCGCCAACGACACCGTTGCCATCGGCTCCGGTGCTCTTGACGCGAACACCACGGGTACTGGCAATACCGCTGTCGGGCGAAACGCGCTTGGAGCAAATACCACGGCGACAAACAACACGGCTGTCGGTGCCAGCGCTGGGCTGAACGTCACCACTGGAACGGAAAACACGTTTGTCGGTGGCGGTGCTGGCCTTACTACGGCAGGTAACAGCAATGCCGCTCTCGGCACATATGCGCTTGCCTCCAATCACGGAAGCAGCAACACGGCTGTTGGTCGGGCTGCGCTGAACGCTCACACCGGAAGCAATGCCACGGCTGTCGGCACGAATGCTGCACTGGTGAACACCGCAGATGACACCACCGCCATCGGTTCCGGTGCGCTGGATGCGAACACCACGGGTGCATCAAACACCGCCATTGGCCGCAATGCGCTGGGAGCGAACACGGATGGAGGACAGCACGTTGCTGTTGGTGCCCTTGCGGGGGCTGCAATCACGACATCGAGCAACACTGTTGCAATCGGATATGCGGCCCTTGACGCAGGATCTACCGGGGTTTCCTCCACGGTTGCCATTGGCACGAACGCCGCCGGATCAGGAACCACTGCGGCGCGTTCTGTCGCAATCGGAGAGAATGCCCTCGGCTTTGCAACCACCGCATCTGAAAGCGTGTCAATCGGCGCAGAATCCGGGCGGTATGCAAGCAACGGCAGCACCCAAATCACTTCTGCAAGCAACAGCGTGTTCGTTGGATATCGCGCATGGCCGTCTGCAAGCGGTCAAAGCAATCAGGTCGTGATCGGATACGAGGCCATCGGCAACGGCTCCAACACCACGACCATCGGCAACAGCAGCACCACGGCGACGTACATCCCGGCTGGCGACATGGTGGTGCAAGCCGGGGTACTGAGAGCAGTCAATACCTCAGGCAACGGATCTCAGAAGGGGGTGTTTGCCAATAGTTCCGATTCATCTCGAATCGTTGCTCTTATCCCTGCTGCTGGAAACGATGGACAGTGCTTTGTCGGTACGACCACGAACCATTCGTTGCAGTTGCGTACAAACGTCACGACGAGGGCCACAATCGGCACGGATGGAAACATCTCCATCGCTGACGGCAATCTGGTGCTGTCCACCTCCGGCAAGGGCATCGACTTCAGCGCGACCTCTGACGGCAGCGGCACGATGACCAGCGAACTGCTGGCCGACTACGAGGAGGGAACGTGGACGCCTGCGTACATTACGACCGGAGTTGGCTTTACGACCATGACAATGAGTGTTCTCTCTGCTACCTACACGAAGGTTGGCAGGCAGGTCACTGTGCGGGCGTACATAGCCACGGATAACGTCGATACTGCTGGCGCTACCGGGAACATCAGAGTTTCTGGTCTTCCGTTCACTTCCAATGGATCGTCCAGCAACGGATTTAGTGCTGGTTCCGTTGGGTACGCATTGCTTTGGGGAGCAAACGGCACACCGACTGCGATGTATGTCGAAACCGGAAGCACTGTCATCAACATGATGAAGCGGGCCGCAGCCAATGGAGATATGGCAAACATGGTTCCTGCCGACTTCACCACTGGTGCAAATGCTGGACGCAACAATCTGATCTTTACCGCCACCTACTTCGTCTGACTTTGATTGCCGTGGGCGGATGCCTGCGGTGGACATTCAACACAAGGAAACGAGATGCTGACCAAGGAAACCGTCGTTGACCTCATGGAAGTGATTGAGAACGGATGCGTTCAGGTGCGAAAGGCCACCCGCATCATGGAGGACGGCAAGGTGCTGTCCCAGTCCTTCCACCGCCATGTCGTCGTGCCCGGGCAGGACTACTCGCAGGAAGACCCCAAGGTGCAGGCCCTCTGCGCGGCCATCCACACCCCGGAGGTCATCGCCGCGTATCAGGCGTCCATCCAGCCCCCGGCGCAGGAGTGACCATGACCGAACCCACCTTCTCCCCCGAGCAGACCGCAGAACACCTCGCAGCCCTGCCGCACTCCGTGGCCGTCATCGACCGCCTCATCGAGGCGAACGAGCGCACCCCGGAGGCGCTGGACGAGATGGACCGCAGCGTCCGCCACATCGCCATCATGTGCGCCATGAAGCACATCAAGGAGAGCGGCGCGGACCTGAAGCCGTTCACGGATGCGGCGGCACGCGGCCTCGACTGGATCGGATGATTTCGACGTGTCGAGTCCCCAGCCATTCAAACTCCGCCTGCCGAAGGAGATCACCGTCGAGGAGATCAATGTCGATCGCATTGACTTCAACACGTCTCCGCCCGCACAGACGGACGCGATCGGCCGGATGTACTGGGACACGACCTACAACTCTCCGTCCATCGGCCTGACTTCCGGCGTCAACCAGAAGATGGGCCAGACGCTGTACAAGCGCGGCCGAAACCAGACCGGGACGCAGTTGCAGAAGGGCGAGGTGGTCTACATCTCTGGTTCGCACGCCCTGACGGAACTGCTGGTTGCCCGTGCCGACGCGGACACGGAAGCGACGAGCGCCGACACGATCGGCGTGGCGGCAGAGAACATCGCCAACAACTCGACCGGGTTCATTCAGGTGTTCGGCTACCTGACTGGGATCAGGACCAACACCTATTCCGGTGCCGAGGGCACGCCGCTTTACCTTTCGTCCACGCCGGGAGAGATGGAATCCACCCTTCCCACGCAGCCCAAGCACGGCGTTCGGGTGGCCTTCCTCGTCAAGAAGGCGGGCGCAGGCGCGGGCAGCATCTTCATCAACATCCAGAACTATCAGGAACTGGATGAACTGTCCGACGTGCTGATCGGCACCAAGGCGGCGAACGACTTCCTGACGTGGGACAACGCGAACTCGGTCTGGAAGAACACCTCTCTCAACGGCGACAAGGGCGACATCACCGTGTCGTCGAACGGCGGGACGTGGACGATCGACAACGGCGTCGTCAGCCCGGCCAAGTTGTCCACCGGGGCTCCATCGTGGGATGCCTCCGGCAACGTCACCGTGACGCTGGACATGCAGTCGTCGTCGGCGAACATCGGCGACCTGACGATCGGAAACACCGCCACTCCGGCGAGCAATGCCACGGGAAACCCGGGGCAGGTCGCCTTCGGCGTCGTCAGCGGAACCCCTTACCTCTACTACTGCTATGCCGTCAACACATGGGGCCGCGTGGCCCTCACTACGGGCTACTGACATGACCCTCGAAAAGAACAACGTCGTTCGTCTTTCCGCCCGTGACTGGATCTCGATCGTGGGCATCACGGTCGGAATCATGGGAAGTTTCCTCATGGCGTACCTGCACCACGACCGGATGCTTACCCGGATGATGACTCAGCAGGAAATGATTGAGTACAGGCTGCTCAAGATCGAGGAGAAGATTGAGCGCAATCGCTAGGACCATCCCTCTGCTGATGCTCGGCGGCTGCTCGGCCGTCGAACGCATCTCCGGCACCGCCAACGAGATCCGTGGCGAGGCCAGTGCGTTGTCCGACCACGGCAAGGCGATCGGCGATCCCGTGGTGGTCGAGCGTGCCGGGCGCATCGAGGCGCTGGCGGCGACGATCCACGACGACCTCTCCGGCGTGCAGGACAAGGTGAGCCAGTGGGCGGTGACGTTCTGGTGGGTGGCGGCGGCCGTGGTCGCCGTGTGCATCGTGGTGATCCTGTGGCAGACCGGGCTCGGTACGGCCGTAAGGGTGGCGATCGGGTGGTTGCCCCGCCGGGTCGTCAATGACGCCGAACTCGCGGCAGGGATGCTCGATCCCGAGAACAAGGAGGACGTGCGCGAGTATGTCGCTGCGCGGCGTGCGTCCTCGGCGGAATTCGATCTCGCGTGGCGACGGCTCAAGAAAGGCAAGTCCAATGGCGATTCTCGCTGACATGTCCAGTTGGCTCGGCTCGGTGTTCTTCGCGCTGCTCTGCGGCGTGGTGGGATTCGGTGCCGGGTACTTCATCCGTGGCAAGAAGCAGTTCTGACCCAGAGGCAGGAGACAAGCGATGGCAACGAGAATCCAAGTCAGGCGCGACCTGAAGGCGAACTGGTCGTCATCGCTTGTCCTCGCCTCGGGCGAGGTGGCCTACGAGACCGACACCGGGAACCTCAAGGTCGGCGATGGATCGACCCAGTGGTCGAGCCTCGACTACGTCGCGATCGCGAACCTGTCGTCGGCACAGACAGACGCCAACCATTCCGAGTACCGGAAGCAGGGCCGCTTCTACCTCAACACGCCAAGCGGGTCGTGGACGAACCTGCCCTCGGACATGACGGCAGGGGACGGCGAGAGCGTCCTTCTCGTCACGAGGCACATGGAGTCGTCAACCGCATGGTTCCTCCAGCAACTGACCCAGTTCGTGACGAGCGGAAGCGCGACGAAGTCATGGGTGCGCGTGTACGACTCTGGTGCGTCCTCATACTCGGCATGGCAGTCCACGGCGCACATCAGCCCGAACGAGGTGGTGACGGCGTCGATCAACAACCTCGCGGTCACGACTGCAAAGATCGATGACCTCGCAGTCGCCACCGGGAAGATCGCTGACAACGCCATTACCGACGCAAAGATCCGCGACAGTGCAGCGGTGTCGGTGATCGGCCGCAGCGCAAACTCGTCAGGCGACCCGGCCGACATCGCGGCCGCCTCGAACGACACGTTGTTCCGACGTGTCTCGGACACGCTGTCGTTCGGTCAGTTGACGAATGGGATGCTTCCGACCAACACGGTGGGACTCGACAAGTTGGTGAACATGGCCGCGTCCGGGCTGCTCGGAAACACGGCTGCCGGAGCGGTGACTGCGCTCACTCCGGCACAGGTCTATGCCCAGATCAACAATAGCGGGTTCGTGCATACGGACAACACGAAGGTCGGATGCATCGGACTCGTATGGATCACGAGTGGTTCGGGAGTCTTGGAATATCCATCAGGATCGTTTGCCGTCGGAACGTCAGGCGGCACCAGATATCTGAGATCCACTGCCGGGACGTGGACGGTTGTTTGGGCATCCGTGAACAATTCTGGAGCCATCTCTTCTGGTTCTGTGGCTCAAATCACCACCACCTCAACAACCGTGGTAATCGGCGTAAATGTGTTGTTTGCCGTCGGCGTGAGGACCGCATAGTTGCCCTACGCCCCCGCCATCATCCCCCTGAAGGGCTGGCACACGGACTTCGCGTATGCGGGGATTCCGGAGGGCTACACGCACGACATCATCAACATGTTCCCTGCGGACACCTACCGCAGGCGCGTTCGCCTCGGCACGCGACCGGGCTTCAACCGCATTCTCGACACGACCCATGCGGTGCAGTGCATCGTGCGCGGCATCGCCTACAGCGGAACGCCTCCTACCGTCAAGGACCGGATCTACTACGTCGCTGATGGCAAGATCTACTCGCTTGCCATCGGGGCGACGACCTCGTCTCAGGTTCTACAGTCCGGCGGCGGGAGCGGCGCTGCGGTGTCAACCACCGCCAACGTCGAGGCGGTGCAGAGGGGAAAGTACATCTACCTCGTCGATGGCCTCAACTACAGGCGGATCGACTTGTCCGTCGAGCCCCCCGTGTGGGAAGCATGGACAGGTCCGAACGCGACCGTCACCAACACGATCGGCGGCACGGCATACAAGGCGACGTTGATCGTTCTGTACGGCAGCCGCATCGTCCTCGCTGGGGTCAAGGGCATCGAGAACATCTGGTTCATGTCGGACGTGGTCAATGCCGACGACTGGACTCCAAGCACGACGATCGGCGACGCCATCGCCGGAAACACCGGGACGATCGGCTCGCCCGGCGACGAGATCGTGGCGCTGATCCCGTTCGGCCAGACCGGGATCATCTTTGCCGGGCAGCGGACGCTGACATACCTGACTTCCGACCCGGCAACCGATGACCGTGCCGCACTCGTGCAGATGAGCCGCAACATCGGCATCGTCGGCCCGCGTGCGTGGTCGAACGGGCCGGAGAAGTCCATCTACCTGATGGCTCAGGAAGGGCTCTACCGGATCGCACCGAACGACTTCAACGTGGACCGTGGGTCGCTCATCTCGCTCAACAGGCTTGACTCGTTCTTCAACCAAGTTCGGTGGGAGAACATGGAGACGGTGCTGTTCTACGACATCGAACGGCGCGGCCTGATGTGCTGGATGAACGACAACCTGCTGCCGTCCACCAGCACGCACCTGTTCTATTCTGACCAGACCGACGGGTTCTTCCCGTTCAAGATGGTCGATCCTGACTTCCGTGGCGCGAAGAGCGCGGCCCAGTTCGTTACCGAGGACGGGCGCAACCAAGTCGCCGTCTACGGAAGCAAGCAGGGCATGATCGGGTTCTTCGACCAGAAGATCACTTGCGCGATGGACGGCTACGCGGCAGCCGGGTACGACCAGAACCTGAACCCGCCGAGCGGCGACCGCGCCTCGCAGCGCATCCCGACCCGCGTATCGATGGGTCCGATCCTGAATTCGCAGCCGAATCTCGTGATGATCAAGGAGGTTCAGGTCGAACTCGGGGCAGACGTGTACACCCCGAACACGAACGTGAAGGGCGACGCGGATCTTCCGGCCGTGACGCTCAGGACGGCAGACACCGCACAGATCGCCATCGGCACGACGATCAACACGTTGCAGGTGCTTTCGGAGACCGAGCGCGAGTATGACGGCGGGAGCGCATCTACCACGAGTTGGGCGTCCACTCTTGACAATGGTGCCAACGGAGCATCGTTCGCCGACTACGTCAGCGGCGAGTTCGCCAAGAGCGTGATCGACGTGTACACGGTGCAGGAGACGTTCACGGCCGAGGCCGACCGCGTCTACCGAGATTCGATCAACAGGTACGAGATCACTCGTGTGTGGGAAGATCCGGTGGCCAGCAGCAATTTCCGCTGGGTGGTCCGGTTCGTGGTTCCTCCCGAGACGGGCGGGCCGCAGGTCGTCTACCTCCAGCGCACGGTCGATTCCCAGACCAACATCACCGATCCGACGATTGCCCTGTACGACCACATTGTCACCGACGACGACGCGACCGTGCTTGACACCGACACGTCAAGTTCCGTCGAGGTCACTCAGGAGGGTTTCGACGAGGCGACCGTCACCGAACTTGGAGACATCGAGGAGGGCGTGAACAACCGCCTGCGGTGCCGGGTGCGCGGGAACGCTGCGTTCCTTCGGATCTCATCTCTCGGCTACCCGTTCGCGATGGAGCGCGTCGGAATCGACGCCAACCCGCTTGGGCCGCGTCGCGGCGTGGTGGACCCGACATGAGCATCATCAGGAAGGCAACGCCGGATGACATTGCCGACATCATTGAGATGGGGCAGAAGTTCATCGCCTATTCCGAGTTCCGGGGATTTGTGCATCCATCTGTCGCTGAGATGGCTCAGACGGTGGCTGGCATCATCCAGAACGGGGTTCTGTTTGTCATCGACGAGGACGGCAAGGCCGTCGGCATGCTGGCGGGAATCCTCACGCCGTTCTGGATGTCGCCGACGAACGTGATCGCCACCGAACTCCTGTGGTGGGTGAACGAGGAAAGCCGCGCCGGGCGCGGCGGGATCATGCTGGTGAAGGCGTTCGAGGAATGGGCACGCGAGCAGAACGCGGTTGCCGTCTCAATCTCCGACCTGATCATCCAAGGCGAATCCCCGGTCGGCGCTCTGGTCGGCCGCATGGGCTACCGGATGGTCGAGAGGTCTCACATCAAGGAACTCTGACATGGCACTGTTCTCATCGCTCATCGGAATCGGTCTTGGAAGCGCGGCGGCGGCCGTCGGCACCGGGCTTGCCGTCGGTGGCATCGCCGCTGGCGTCGGAAGCATCGCATCAGGCGTGCTTGCGAAGCAGGCTGCGGACGCCAAGGCCCGGCAGATCCGCAACATGACGCAGTGGACGCAGTACGAGTACGGCGACCTTGCCAACTACCAGCGTGCCGCGCAGCAGGATCTCCTGAACACGTTCGTGTCCGCACGCAGCCAGAACCTCGATCGGTACACGCAGGACTACAACACCCTGATCGCAGACTACGACACCCGATACCGCGAACTCGAAACCGCATATGCCCAGCAGGCGCAGCAGGTCGAGCAGCGGTTCGGCGAGGGCATGGGCCGGGTCCGGGCGACGGCCGAGGTCGGACGGGTCAACACGCTCGCGGCGATCGACTCGGCCACCGAGTCGAACCTTCGCAGGCTCACTCAGGCACAGGCGTTCACGGGCCTCGGCGGGACGACGTTCGGTCAGGCCGCTCTGGCCGCCGAGCAGCGTGCCGGGGCGCTCCAGCGCGGCGTGGTCGAGGAGCAGTACGCGAGCCAGTTGGCGGGCATCGAGCAGGCGGCCGTCTCCGGCATGACCCAGTTGCAGCAGCAGCGGCTTGCCGGGCAGATGGGCCTGATGGGCCAGCGGGTGACCGGAGGTCTCCAGATGCGGCAGCAACTCGGCCAGCAGCGGTTTGCCACGCAGGAGGAGACGGCGCGTCAGGTCATCGGCCTCGGCTCGGACTTCCTTCAGGCACAGGTCAACGTCGAGCGCGAGCGCGTCGCCCGCGTCCTCGGAGGCAAGGAGGCGGCCGCGCAGTACGCGGGTGCCGGATACCAGACGGCTGCGGCGATCGCCGGAGGCGTCGGCGGCGGCATCGCGTCGGGCCTGTTCGGGCTGTACGGCGGCGCTCTCAGACCATACTGACAACGAAAGGACGGAGACACAATGGCACTTTCACCGATGCAGCAGAGCCCGATGGGCGGCGGATCCCGGTCGTGGGACGAGATGCAGGCGTTTCGCAGGCAGCAGCAGGACATGACGTTCATGCAGAACCTCGGTCGGTTCGCGATGATGGCTGGGACCGGAATGGCCCAAGGCATCGGTGCGGGTCTCTCGCAGACCGACCTCCGCAACCCGTTCGTCGGCGCTGGCGCGTCGATCATGGGCGGGATGCAGCCTGCCAACGTCGCCACGGGCCAGATGATGTCCCGGGTCGGTCAGGAGGCGATGTTCCGTGACCAGATGGCACGCGAAGAGCAGGCTTCCGCGCAGCGCCGCAAGGAGATCCTCGGTCAGGCCGAGGAGGACCGTGGCACGTTCAAGGGAATCGCCGCCGGGGTGCAGGGCACCGCGATGCAGCCCATGAGCAGCATCGAGCAGCAGATGCAGGAGGAGCAGAACCCGATGGGCCTTCGCGCCGGGCTGTCGCAGATGAACCCCTACGGCAAGATGTTCGTGGCCCAGCAGGGATTGCAGTCCGCACGGGAGTCGATGGCGAGCGAACGGGCACGGCGGATCATGTTCGGCATGGGAATGTGAGGAACCAATGAACGGACAGGACACCCAATTCTCGCCTCAGCCGCCGTTTCGCGTGAACTCCGACCGGACCTCGGTGTTCGCCGTGCCCGGGAGCGACATGAGGACGATGGAATACAGGCCGGGCGAAGACAAGGTCGGCCCGCCCCGGACGATGGAATACAGGCCCGGTCGAGACGATGTCGGCCAGCGGGTGACGCTCGAACAGCGCACGCTGACCGAGGACGAACTTCCGAACTTCGTCAACGACCTTGTCCGCCGTGCCGACGAGGACAAGGCGATGTATGCGCCGAACCCGTCTGTTCCGCGCAGGCCGTCGTTCATGCAGGCGGTGCAGGGAATCGAGAACGGCGACTACGAGGGGCTGGAGATGCTGGAGTTCGGGGCCGTCGCCGACGGCACCCCGGCGGTCGCATTCACCGACGAGGACGGCCAGAGGCAGGTGATCCGCCTGACGGTGCCGCAGTGGTTCGGCGCGATCGAGTCTCGGTCTCAGGCACGCAAGCAGTTCCGGCAGGTGCAGGATCTCATCGCCCGGAAGCAGGCGTTCGCCCCGTACTTCGACGCGATGGCGAAGAAGGTGAGCGAGTACTCCGACCCGGAGATCAACGCCTACCTAACGATGATGTACGAGTTCGACCCGCAGATGGCGATCAACCAACTTGGGTCGTTCATGAAGAACAAGGACGCCCGGACGATGTGGCACGGCAAGGCCGTCCCGGCCGAGTTCGCGCAGACGGCGCAGGAGATGTACACCGTCATGTACGACGGCAAGATGCGCCAGTACGACGCGATGGCACGCGGGCTTCAGGACAAGCCGTACGGGCTTGCGATGCTGGAGGGCGTCCGTGCGCTCAACCGCAGCCCGGCTGACGTTCTTCAGCCGCAGGCGACGACGGTGATCGACAATCTGCGCGGGCAAGGCGGAGGCGTGATGCCGCTCGTGAACCTGATGCAGGCGATGAAGACGCCCGGGATGCTGCCGTTCCTTCCTGCCCCGGTGACGCTTCCGCGCCCGACGCAGGACGGGCAGTACAACCCGGACGAGATCATGTCGTTCCTCGACACGTTCAACATGGTCTCCGAGAACCTCGGCTGGGGTCCGGTGCTTGCCGTGGACGAGCCGGGTCTGGCGACGATGGTCGATGCGCTGAACATTGCCAACAAGACGGACGGCGTCCTGCCCCGGCTGCCTGCATCGCAGGTGGTCGAGCCCGCATCGGTGCAGACGGCCAAGATGCGCCAGCAGGAGCGTGCGGGCATGGCACCGTCCGCGCCCGGCCAGCCTGCCGGAGGAGGCGACGAGGCGATCATGGCTGGAGCGCGTGCCCTCGGCATGGAAGGCGCGGAGCCGGAACAGATCGTCGATCGCATCCTGAACATCGAGGAAGCGATCAAGGCACGCGAGTACACGGGCGACTGGTCCCAGTTCCCGTACGACCCAGCGCAGCGGCAGGCGATTCTCGCCGCCGCTCAGGCTCTCCGCCAACTTCAGGGTCAGGAGTGACACATGGCTGAATCCCGGTTTGCCAAGGCCGTTCAGGCCAAGTTGGGCAAGGTCGAGTCCCCGTTCGCGGCGGCGATGCGAAAGCGCGTCTCCCGAGAGGTGGAGGCGCAGTTGCCCGGCGGGCAGCCGGAGGAGCAGGGTGCGCTGGCGCTTGGGCAGATCGCCGGGTCGCTGGCGATGGAGACGCTCGGTGGCGAGGGTGGCCCCGTCACCGAGGTTGTTTCCAAGGCCGTGATGGGCGAGGCACCCGCCGGGGTGACGATCGAGCAGGCGGCTCGCATGTCGGTCGAGGAGCGTGCCCGTCGCGGGACGACCACGGCAGAGGCAGTGGTCGGGACGATCGCGGCCAAGACCGCCGCCAAGTTGCGTGGTGCCGGGATGCTGGCGTCGCTTGCGTCGTTTGAGCAGGATCGCGGGCTGGAGGCATTCGCACGCGGTGCCCAGCAGACGACGGTGCTTGGCTCGGACGACGTGATGACGAACCTGACATCGGCCGTGACTCAGGGGCCGACCAGCATGGCCGAGTACATGCTGCTGTCCCGCGTCCCGATCGCTGGCACGGCACTGGCATCGGCGTCGTTCTTCCTCGAAGGCGCGGGCGCGAGCGCGTTCCAGATCGAGGAGGCCGCCAAGGCCGGGGAGATGCCCTATTCACGGGCACGGCAGTATCTCGGTGCCGCTGTCGGAGGCGGCATCGAGTCTGCCACCGAGATGATCGGCGGCAAGGTCGCTGCCGGGTTCGCACGCACGACTGCGGCGGAGTTCCTTGCCCGTGGCGTCGGCAGGACGGCGGCAGGCCGTGCGGTCAAGGGCTTTGCTGGCGGCGCTGTGACCGAAGGAATTGAGGAAGGCGCTGCGAGCCTGTCCACGAACTACCTCCGCAAGCCAATCTCCGGCGAGAAGATGAAGGCGTTCGGCCCTGCGCTTGAGGAGGCGTGGTACGACAGCCTCTACGGCAGCGTCGGCGGTGCGGGCGCTCAGGTCGTCGGCGTGCCGATCGCGATGGGGCAGGAGAGCCGCGTCCGACGCCGGATCAGCGACGCGCTCGCCAAGAGCCAGACCGAGTACTCGGATCCCGCCTACTGGGAGCGGATCGCCCCGACGACCGTTGGCGCGATGCAGGGGATGACCGAGGCAGAACGGATGGTCGAGGTGCAGGCGTCCGAGGAGGCGGCCGTGCAGGCGCGAGGCGACATCGCCGTCGCCCAGCAGAAGGCCGCCATGCTCGTCCAGAAGCAGGCAGACGCGGCCAAGAAGATCGCCACCGCCAAGAGGAAGAAGGACGACGCCGGGGTGCAGGCGGCGGAGCAGGAGATGAACGCGATCGTCACCGAGATCGCCCAGCACCAGAAGGACATGGCGGTGCTGGCGGCGGACAAGGTGGCAGCGGACACGAGGCTTGCGGCCGCGACGGCGTTCATGGCCCAGCGCCAGCCGCGCCGGGTGATGTCGATGGACGACGTGATGCGTGTCGAGCAGGTGACTGCCGCCAACCCGACGACGGAAGCCGACGTTGCGGCGATGAAGCAACTGTCGTCGCTCGGCTACGACGTGGTGTTCTACGACGACGCCAATGCCGACCGTCAGGCGTTCTTCAGCCCGGCGACGCCAAACACGCTCTACATCCGCGCCGGGAACGACGCTCAGACGCTCGGCGAGGTGATCGGCATCGGGTTCGAGGAGGCGATCCACTCGATCCAGTTGACCGACGGCAAGTTGTGGCAGGCGCTTCGGAACTCGTTCGACGAGCGGTCGGTGCTGGAGGCGGCGGTCAACTACTTCGGGCCGCAGGTCACGGCCGAGGACCGGGTGGCGGTGGCGTCTGCGGCGGCGGCCCTGAACGGCGACCGCAGCGGCAACGTGGACCACATCATGCGTCGGTGGGGAACGGCGCTGACCGACGCCGAGGGCACGGCCAACCACATCCGCGACGGGATCACGACCCTGTTCAGGACGGGCCGTGCGCCGGGCCTGCTTGGCCGCGTGCTGGCCCGGACGGGCCTGCGTGGCCGTCAGGCTGCCACGGCCCTGAAGGTCTACGACGCGATGCTGAAGCGGGAGCGTGCGGCCCCGGCCCCGACCGAGATGGCCGGGCGTCTGCGCGAGGCCCAGCAAGGCATTGCAGCCTTCCAGCGTGTCGAGGCGGAGGCCAAGCGCCGCGCCCAGCCCGCCCCCAGTGGTGCGACGCCAGCGCCAGCAGCGGCCCCTGCGGCCCCTCCTGCGCCGTCCGCACCCGCTCCGGTGCCTCCCACCGCTGTGCCAGCGGCCGCTCCGGCTGCCGCTCCGGCGGTGGGCGCATCGGGCATGACCGCCGCCGAGGCTGCCGCAGCCGAGACGCCCGACTTCAAGGCGATGGTCAACCTCGCCGTGAACAACATCCGGGCGTCGGACAAGAAGTTCGCCAAGGGCAAGCGGATCTACCCGATCATGGAGGCGATGGAGCGCGACCCGGCGTCGCTGTCCGAGGAGGACCGCGAGATCGGGCGCAGGCTCCAGCAGGAGATGTACGCCGAGTTCGGGCCGGAGTTCCGGTCGATGTGGGCTCGCGCCCGCAGGCCCGCCAGCGACATCGGCCACAAGCGCGAGAAGGCGACCGGGCGGTACGTCGGTGCGCCGGACTGGGTCGGCGGCAGCCCCGCCAAGTTGAAGACGCTCCGCACCAAGTTGCGCCAACTCGCCGTCGAAGGCGAGGCTGGCCGGATGTGGTACGAGAACTCCAGCCGTGCGATCCTTGAGATCACCGGAGGAGATGTCGAGGAGGCGGAGCGGATCGTCGCCCTGATCGCGCTCTACTCGCCGAACGCGACGGTCCCGGCGAACACGTCGATGGCGCTGACGGCGTACTTCCAGTGGAAGGCCGGGATGCCGATCGATGCCGGGTTCTCCGTCGCCGACCGCAAGGCCGAGGCGCTGCTCGTGCGCGGCCAGATGTGGAGCGGCATCAAGACGAACTCGTTCTACCAGAACCTGATGGTCGAGATCGACCCGTCCAAACTCGACCCGGGCGTGGCGACGATGGACATGTGGATGGCGATCGCGTTTGACTACGGGTCGAAGGCGCTCGACCAAGGGCCGAAGTACAAGTTCGCGGAGCGCGAGATCCAGCGCCTCGCCGACGAACTCGGCTGGAAGGCGCATCAGGTGCAGGCGGCGATCTGGACGGCCATGAAGGGCCGCATCGACCCGATTCGCGGTGCGCTGCGCGAGCGCGAGATCGACGAAGGGATCGGCACCGTCACCAAGGAGATCGACAAAAAGACCGGGAAGGAGACGGAAAAGTTCGTCATCCCGGCAGAGAACAGGTACAGGCACTACAGGCTTGCCCACGAGATGGGCATGGCGTATGCGCTGAACACGGCGGACATCGAGCAGAGCAAGTACGACTTCAGCGACGCGCTCCGGGAGCGCATGGTGCAGATGTCATGGGAGGCGACGCCAAGCACATCGACCGGGCGGTCGCTGCCGGGCATCCACGCCGCTCCGCTCGCGCAGAAGTTCGAGTACTTGCAGGCCGTCAAGGCGGCGCTGACCGAAAACAATCGCGACGCCATCGCGGACATGGTCGGCCTGCCGCAGGGCACGACGGTCGATGGGTTCAGCGCGTGGCTCGGCGACATTGGTGCCGGGGCGCAGACGTTCGTGCCCGTGCCGTCTGCCGGGGCTGGCAAGTCTCGAAAGATCAAGCCTGCGGCGACGGCGCTGCTCGATCTCGCTGCCGCGATCCGCGGATTGGTGATGGAGCAGGACGCGGTCGTCTACCACACGCCCGTCTTCGACGACGCCAAGATCCGGCACAACGGCATCGAGTTGACGACGGCACGTCCGCTCGACCAGCAGGAGATGCAGGCGCTGTACTCGGCGGTGATCGCCAAGTTCAACACGCAGGAACTTGCGCCCGCATACCGCCCTGACGGAGCGAGGATCCTGAACTTCACGGACATTGCCAACGCCGACTTCCAGCGTGGGGTCCGAGAGGTTCTCGAATCCTTGCCTGACACGTTTGGCGGTGGTACAGTCACGACGCGCAGTTTCCGTTCCGATGGCGACTACATCGGAAACGACTGGCAGAGGAGTCCAAATGGTGAAGATTATCGAAGCCGAATTCAGTCCCAGCGACCCGATCTTCTCCAGCGGGTCGCAGATCTTCGTTCCCGTGTCGAGGCCGTCAACCGCGACTTCGATGCCAAGTACGGATGGGGTCCGACCGCAGTCGTCTCCGGCACAGTCTCCGCCCGCCGCCGCGCCTCAGACGCCGAATACCTAGCCGCCGCCGCACGCGGCGATACGGCGACCGGGCAGCGGATGGCGATCGAGGCAGGGGCTGCTGCCGGATATCGGTTCGAGGTCTACCACGGGACCAACGGTCCTAATTTCACGGTGTTTGACATCGAGAAGGGCGGGTCCAAGACCGGGGCGGAATCGGCGCAAATCGGGATGTTCGCCACGGACAACCCAAAGGTCGCCGAGGAATACTCGCGCAACATCGGCATGGGTGGAGTGTTCGACCTTGCGTTCGGCGGACCAATTTCCGCGCTTCGAGACGAGGCCGCGAACACGGATGAAGGCAAGCGCCTGAAGGCCGTGCATCAGGATGCCTTGGACGAACTTCAAGCAGCAATCGATGCGCGGGCCGCTGAAACACGGCAGATATTCGCGGACAAGTTGGCTGACATCCTGTCGCCAGATCCAATTGTTCGCAATCGTGAACTAGACGAATTCGTCAATAGTGCAAGGTCTTCGGATTCTTGGTGGAACACGCCGCGCCTGAAAGAAGCGCAGAGCAAAGTAGGCGAAACGCGAAATGCGCTGACGCAGTTCTTGTATGAGCGTGTGTCGGACGCGCTGCCGAACCGCCGCGTTCTTCACCTGCTGGCGAAGATCGACAACCCGGCGATCTATGACGCTGAAGGCAAGACTCCTGCCGAATTCGCGCTCACGCCGAAGATTCAGGCAGCGATTGCCGCTGGACATGATGGTGTCATCTTCAAGAACCTGATCGACCCGACCGAGCCATCGACGCACTACGTCGTGTTCAGGCCGGAGCAGTTCAAGTCCGCCGACCCCTTCACCTACGACGATCAGGGCAACGTCATTCCGCTCTCGCGCCGTTTCGACGTGGCAGAGACGGACATCCGCATGGCCCGCCGCCCCCGCGAACTCTCCGAGTTCACGCCCGAGTGGCGTGCGTGGTTCGGCGACAGCAAGGTCGTGGACGAGCAGGGCAGGCCGCTGGTCGTGTACCACGGGACAATGTCTCAGGAAGATTTCGACCAGTTTGAGGATTACGGTCGAAAGGTCGAAGATCGTGGTGGGCTGCTTGCATTCTTTTCGACATCGCCAGACGTAGCCTCTGAGTTCGCGTTTGCGAAGTATCGCGAGGTTGACGGCAAGCGAGTCAATTACTCGGCACGGTTGATTCCCGTATATCTGAACATTCGGAAGCCGTTCGATGTCAGAAATACAGAAGAAGCAGAGACCATCCTGAACCAATGGGGAGCGACTGAGGATTGGAAGTTTCGTGCTATGCGCGGCGATTGGGACGTTCTTGAAGAACCAACCTTCGTCGAGTTCATCAGGAATCTCGGATATGACGGCATCGTTACGCAGGAACGCGGCGTCATCAATTACGGAATCTTCGATTCCAACCAAGCCAAGTCAATCTTCAACGAGCGTCCGACGCAGGCTCCCGGCCTTCGCGCCGCCCGCCGCCGCGTCCCGGCTGGCGAGATCAAGGACGCCGGGAAGCGCCTGACCGCCGCCCGCGTCGCGCTCGAAGCGGCACGCAAGACCGGGGACGAGGCGAAGATCGCCGACGCACGCAAGGAGTTCAAGGCCGCGCTGCGCGGGCTGCGCTCGGTCGGCAAGATCGACGCGCCGTCTCTGGCGTTCGCGATCGGCCGCCGTGCCGGGCAAGTCGCTGGCGTGATGAAGGGCCGCAAGATGGCCGCACGCGAGGTGCGCGATGTCGAGCAGGCCAAGGCAGCCGCCAAGCGCGATGAACTGCGCTCGAAGTTCAAGAACCGGATGGCCGCGTTCAACGAGCGGCTGGACCGCGAGGTCGCCCGCAACGATGCGCTGCGCGTGCGGATGGAGCGTGCCCGCAGGCTGGCAGAACTGCGGAGGGACGAGGCGGCGGAGCGTGCCGAGCGCAAGGCGCTGCGGGCGTGGTTCGCCGGGCAGGCAAAGGGCGCTGCCGCCGGATGGGCCGAGGCGAAGAAGGAGATGGTCGAGATCCGCAAGCAGGCGGCGGAGATCATCTCGTCGCTGCCTCGCTCGATGCGCGGCAAGTATGTCGATGCGCTCGCCACGATGCGGACGCCGAGCGGCGTCGCCGTGGTCGCCCGCCGGGTGATGCAGGATCTGTACCGCGCCGAGGCGATCGAGACGGTGTCGGACATCAACCGCCTGCGGAAGCGGGTGAAGAAGGTCGGTCTGCGGGCGGACACCCGTGCCGCGATCAAGGCGCAACTCGACACGGCGTTCGGCCTGCTGGCGACGGGCAAGAAGCGGCTGCTGCCGTTCACCGACTCGATCGACCTGCGGAACCGGATCATCTCCGCGAGGCAGGCGCTCGCGAACGCGCAGGATTCATTCGACCTCGAACGCGAGGAGTACCGGGCCGGGCGCGATGGGCGTGCCGAGGAGGTGGCCGCAGACTCGGCGGTGCTTGGCGCGACGATCAACACGTTGACGCCGCTCCCGGCGCAGCCCACGGCGTCGCAGGCTCCGCAGCCCGGGATCGTCCGCCAGTTGCTGACCGAGTTCATGAACATGGACGCCTACACCCTGATGCAGCGCCTCGAAGGTGGCGAGTCAGGGGTGCTGGGCAAGATGTGGAACCAGTTGAAGGCTGGCAAGAACGCCATGACGGTGGCACGCCGGGCCATCGACGAGTCGATCGACGGGTCGCTGCGCCGTGCCGGGTACGCCGGGTACGACGGGTATGCGGCCCGCGCCGCCGGGCTGTACGGGGACACGTCCGCCGAGACGGTGACGGTGCGGATGGGCGGCGTGGACCGGATGATCCCGGTGGACATGATGCTGAATATCGCCGCGTTCGACGAGGACACGGTGTCGCTCCTGACCGACGCCAACGACCCGGAGAGCCGTGGCTCGCCGATCGTGTTCTCGACCTACCGAAAGGGCGACCCGATCCTGCTGACGCAGCAGGAACACGCGGCGATCGTCGCCGGGTTGACCGCCGAGCAGCGTGCGCTGATCGAGGACATGAAGGCGATCCTCGAAGAGCGCATCCGGCCGATGGCGTTCGAGATCTACTTCCAGATCAACGGACGCCAGCCGGACACGGTGGTCGGGTACTTCCCGCGCCAGCGCCTCGGCGACGAGATCGGCGACGCGAACATCGACATCAACATGGACCCGACGCAGGTGGTCTCGACGATGCTGTCGAACGCCGGGTTCCTGAAGGAGCGCGTCGCGGCGCGGTCCACGCTCGTGGTGTCCGGCCTGATGCGGACGATGGACTCGCACATTGACGAGTCGCTGCGGCTGATCCACCTGTCGCTGCCGCTCAGGTACGCGATGAGCGTCCTGAAGACGACGCCCGTGCGGACGAGCATGGAGCGGGTGCTTGGCGACGGCGCGAACGACGCCGTGCGGAAACTGGTGCTGAACGGCGTCGGGCTGTCGGGACGGCCGACGAACGACCTGATCGAGAAGTTGAACTCGAACGTGTCGGGTGCCCTGATCACTCTCAACCCGAAGACGTGGATCCGCCAGTTGGGCGGCGCGTTCAGGCTGTCGAGCGAGATGTCGCCGACGGCGCTGGCCGAGGGATCGGCGCGGTCGCTGGCGATGACGCTGGCCCAGCGCAAGGAACGGATCGCCTACATCGAGGGGCTGAACGGATACCTGTACGATCGCCACCGCCGGAGCCAGATCGGAATCTTCGCCAACGTCATCGGCGACCCGCGCACCGGGACCGAGCAGTGGGTGACTGCGATGCAGGCGACGGGCCGGAGCCTCGCGACGCTCGGCGAGTCGGCGGCGGCAGGCGACTTCATGCGTGCCGCGCAGGCGCTGCGAGAGGGGACGATGACCGTCGGCAAGATCTCGCGGAGCGCCGACGGCGTGATCCGTGCGGTCGATCGGCAGATCATGCTGGTCGCGTTCGAGGGATTCCGTGCTGACCTGAAGCGCCGGAACCCGGGCATGGCCGACGCGCAGGTGGACCGGATGGCGGCGCAGATGGCGGAGGATGCCTTCCGCAGGACGCAGAACGTGAGCGACGCGCTCGACGACACGCTGTATGCGGCCGTCAACAAGTTCAACAAGGGCATCGGCCGCGTGTTGTTCCCGTTCTCGTCGGACCCGCTGAAGGGCCACAACCAGTTGCGTCGTGCGATCATGTCGGGCGACCCGGTGCAGATCGGGCGCACGACGGCGGGAATCGCCGGGAACATGGCGCTTGCCGCTGCGGTGAACCCGCTGTGGGCGCTCGCCGGGCTCGCCGTCGCCAACCTGTTCGGCGGAGACGAGGAGGACGAGGAGATCATCCGCCGGATGCTGATGGAGCGCGAGATGAAGTACTCGGCCTCGGGGCTGGCGGCGGACGCCGTCTCGTCGGTGGCCGGGTACAGCGGCATCATCGCCTCGGGCCTCGTCGAGGCGGCGATGTCAAGCCCGGAGATGGCCGACGACGTGATGGAGCCGCTCGCCATCCGCATGATCGGCGACGCCGCAAAGCAGGCAGCAGGCGCAACGCAAGCAACGTCCACCCTGATGGAGTACGAACGCAAGGAGCGCGAGGGGACGCTCACGCCGACGGAGCGGGCTCGCATCCCTGAACTCAGGCGCAACCGCGCCCGTGGGTTCGCCGACGTGACCGGGACCACGCTGCAACTGGGCGGCATCCCGGTGGTGAGCCCGATCAGGACGATCGTGCGGACGGCGGAGCAGGTCCGTCCCCCGGCGTCGAGGCTCCTCACCGAGTACCGCAAGCGGGAGCGGGAAGGCACCCTGACCCCTGCCCAGCGCCGCCGGATGGCGGAACTGGAGCGGCTCGAAAGAATCCGCAAAGCCACCCAGCCGAGCCCTTGACAGCCGCCTGAGTGGTGCGTACCTTGTATCTGTGGTGCATTCACCACAGATAGGAGGTATGCCTCATGGACACACAACCCGCCCCCCGACGGCACGCGACGCTGACGGTTCCCCGTCACGTCAAGCAGCGGATCGAGCATTTCGCCCGGGCCGGGCGATGGACCCAGTCCGCGCTCGTCTCCATGCTGCTCGACCAGTACGAGCATGAACTGAAGGAGGCGACGGCCGAAGCCGCTTCGCCCGCACCCGCCAAGAAGAAATGAGAAGTGCCGGGGGGGGTGTAGACACACCGCCCCAGACGAG